ATAGACGATAGCCGAATGCGAAGAATCATAAATTTAAAGTTTATTGAAAATTTATCATGGATCCAGGTGGCAAATCGGATGGGTGGTGGCAACACAGAAAACGGTGTCAAGTCATCATTTCATAGATTTATGCAAAACAATTAAAGTTGCAACGATTGCAACGACAAAATGTGTTAATGTTTAAACTGAAGAAATTGTTTAATTTAAAGACATCGGGAAACCGGTGTCTTTTTTATGGGTGATTTTATGAAAAAGAAAATAAGACCAAAAACAATATATTGTCCGTTGTGCGGTCGAAAAGTAATGACTTATGACGGAAGACATTCAATGATTATTGGAAACAATTGCAAGAAATGCAATAAAAGAATAGTTTACAACCCGGAATCTGATAAAACGGAAATTAAAAAAATTCCGCCAAGAACATCAAGTTCTGGTTTGAAAGCTGGTACGAGGTAATAAAGTGTTTGGAAGAGTCGAAATATTTACGGATGAAGAAATTATAACAAGAGAAAATATTGGTGACATTGTAAGGAAAGCTATGGTTGAGCACGAAAAAAATGTTGCAATGATGAATTTCTTATTGATGTATGAGTCTGGGATTCAACCAATTAAAAGAAAAAAGTCTTATCGTCCAGATATTGATTGTGAGTGTATTGATAATGTTGCAAATGAAATATCGGATTTTAAATTGAATTTTGGTTGGGGAAATCCGATGACTTTTGTAATGAGAGAAAACATAAATACTGATAACAACATACCAAGGGCTGTTTCTGATCTGAACATATTTTATGAAATACAAGGAAATAGAGCGAAGCAACAAGAACTTGCACGATATGTGGAGATATGCGGACTTGGGTACACATACATAGATGTCAATACGGAATATAAAGAAGGCGAAAGCCCTTTTACCATCGACACATTAGACCCGCGTTGTACTTTTAAGATAAAATCCAGTTACCATGTGGATAAAAGAACGATGGTAGATGTGTCTTTTTCATGCAATGAAAAAGGCGAGAAACAATATTCTTGTTTTACAAAAGATTCAAGATATGAATTAAACAATCTTTTTGAACACAAACAGAAAAGTGGAGAAAAAAATCCAATAGGTGAGTTTCCTATTACGGAATGGTTTAGATCATATGACAGAATGGGTTGTTTTGAAAGACAAATATCTGAAATGGATAATTTAAATTTGCTGATTTCAGATTTTACAAATGATGTGGAACAAAACACACAGGCTGTTTGGCACGCAAATGATGTGGATTTTCCGAAAACAATCGTTAGAAATGAAGACGGAACGACGGAAGAAAAGGTTATAAAGCCGAAAACAAATGATTGGATGCTTACATTCACATCAAGAGATGGAAAAACTCCATTTGTTAATCCTCTTTCCATAAATTATGACTATTCTGGAATGTTAAACAACATCATTACGAGAAGAAGTTTGATATTGCAAAAATGCAATGTGCCTAGCAGAAACGATAATAGCGGTGGGTCTACTGGAATTGCAATGAGTGACGCAACAGGATGGACTCAAGCAGAAGTTGAAGCTACAAAACAGGATCAGTTAAAAGAGTTATTCAAAATAAATGAGTTAAAAGTTGTATTAAACGCAATAAGAGAATGTCCTGGATTTCCAGTTAATCATCCGTTGATGAGTCTTAAGGCTGTGGATGTAAAAGTAAGCATAAAAAGGCAAAAAACATACGAGATGACTACAAAAATAAATGCATTTGCAACTGGTGTAAGTCATGGAATTAACTATAAAGATATGTTGATGGCTATTAATTTGTTTGATGATCCGCAACAAGTGGCAAACAACAGCAGGGATACAATGCATATGTATTTAGAAAGTGTATTTAACAGGAAAGAAAATGCTCCTGTTGGCGGACTTGATGAAGAGAAACCAAATAAAGACAGGTTGTCTCCGGACAATTCTGATCAAATAAATAACAGTCCAAACATTGAAACTAAATAAAAATAATTTAGCACTGGGTTAGCCCAGTGCTTTTTATATTCGACAAGAGAATGTCGTAAATCACGCAAAAGTCAGAGAAGACTTAAATCGCAGAAAGAAGAGGTAAATGGTTATGGCAGAAGAAACCAAAGTAACAACAGAAGAAACACAGGAAACAAAAACAACGCCTACAGTTGAAGAATTGATGGCGCAATTGGCCACTGCTAAAGCTGATGCAGAAAAATATAAAACTGCAAATGATAAGCTTAGCAAGTCTGAAGCCGAAATGAAGCGTCAGCTAAGAGCAAAACTAACGGCAGAAGAGCAAGAAGCAGAAGCCCAAAAAGAAGCACAGAGAATAGCAGATGAAGAGAGAGACAGCTTAAAGAAAGAGTTAAACCATATAAAAGCTGTTAATGCGTATAAGGCTGTTTCGGATGAAAAAACTGTAGAAAAGTTGATCGAAGCGGTTTCCGATGCTGATCATTCTGCAATAGCACAAATTATTGCAGCTGAATGTAAAAAAGCAGTTGGCGAAGCCGAAGCTAAGTGGTTAAAAGAAAGACCACGTGTGCAGCATGGCAGATATTCGTCAATGACAAAAGAGCAAATTATGGCGATTGGCGATCACGCTGAAAGAGTTAAGGCAATTGCTGAAAATCAACACTTATTTTAATGGAGGATAATTAAATGGCGGCAGAAGAAAATTTAATTAAAAAAGAAGACCTTGCAAGAGCAAGAGAGATTGATTTCACTTATCGTTTTGGTGAAAGTATTAAAAAACTTATGGAAGCCCTTGGCGTAACTAGAAAAATTCCAAAGGTTGCAGGTACTGTATTAAAAGCGTACAAAGCGACAGGAACTTTACAGGATGGAAATGTAGCAGAAGGCGATCTTATTCCGTTATCTAAATATGTGACAGAGCCTGTTGATTTTGAAGAAATCACGCTGAAGAAGTGGAGAAAAGCTACATCAGCAGAAGCAATTATCGAAAAAGGTTATAATCAGGCAGTAGTTATGACAAAAGATGCAATGCTTAAAGACATTCAAAAGGGCGTAAGAAAAGCATTTTTTGATTTTGTAGCTACAGGTACAGGAAAAGCGGACGGAGAAACATTCCAGGCAACGCTTGCGCAAGCGTGGGGACAGCTTCAGGTCCTTTTTGAAGATGATGAAATCCAGGCAGTATATTTTATGAATCCGCTTGACGTAGCTGATTATTTAGCAACTGCGAACATTTCACTTCAAAATGCATTCGGTATGAAATATGTAAAAGATTTTCTTGGTCTGGGTACTGTGATTTTCAACAGTTCTGTTCCAAAAGGAAAGATTTACGCTACAGCAGCTGACAACCTTGTACTATATTACATTCCTGTAAATGGAGCGGACCTTAATGAAGCATTTGAATTTACATCAGATGAAACCGGTCTTATTGGCATTCATGAAACACCGGATTATACAAATATGACTGCATCTGATACGGTTGTATCTGGTATCGTATTGTTTGCTGAGCGTATCGATGGTGTGGTTGTTGGTACAATCGGCGAAGAAGTTGTAGATGACGAAAACGGCGCAGGCGGTGAAGATGACGAAAACGGCGCAGGCGGTGAAGATGACGAAAACGGCGCAGGCGCATAATTGTATAAACGGGAGAGGTAAAAATGAGTTATAAGGTAATTCGTTACTTCACAGACTTACAAGACTTTAATCATCCGTATAATGTGGGGGATATTTTCCCCCGCAACGGATTAAAAGTCAGTGAAGATAGACTTAAAGAATTATCGACAAGCAAGAATAGGCAAAAAAAACCGCTTATTATGCTTATTTCAGAAGAAAAAACCAAATACAAAAAAACAGACATCAATAAGATGTCAACATCAGAACTTAGAAAACTGGCCAGGGCTGAAAGCGTAGAAAACGCGGAAGAGATGACCGGCGTGGAATTAAAAAAGGTTCTGATTGAGTTGTTTGGTTTATAGGAGTTTAAGGTATGAGCGAGAAAAATGTAGAACTCCAAAAAGAAATTGTTAATGACTTGACAATTGAATTAAAAGACGAGCCTACATTTAACGAAGCGGTCTTGCAATCAAAAGTAAAAAATGCAATACGTGAAGTAAGGCTCAGAAGAAATTATACTGCGACATCGTACTCAGAAGAAATGATACAGTGCGATTTATATAATTATTATTCTGTAATTAAGAATCTTGCATTATACGATTACAACCAGATAGGGGCAGAATTCCAGTCAAGCCATAGTGAAAACTCAGTAAGTAGAACATGGGTTGACAGAGAAAAAATCCTAAACGGTGTAGTTTCTTTTGTTAAGGTTCTTTTTTAATGGATGGAACTTGAGGTATTTATACATGAAAGAAATAATTATGCAAGCTATAACAGTCGCACTGCCTATATTGCTGTCTTATATCGTATGGCTTTTAAAAGACCAGAAAAAAGCAAGAAGCGCAAGCGACAAGGGCATTATGTTACTTCTCAGAGTGAAACTTATTGAATATCACAAGGAATGGATAGAACGAAAATACATTACCACGCATGGAATACAAAATTTCCTTGAAATGTACGAAGCGTATCATTCGCTTGGTGGAAACGGTATGGTTACTCATTTAAAAGAAGAAATAGAACGCCTTGATATTCGTGATTAGGAGGATATAGCAATGGTAGATATTACTCAGATGGGTACAGTTCTTGCAATTGTCGTTATTACATTTTTAATTGGAATGGCGGCAAAAGCATCTGCAAAGGTAAAAGATGAATTGATACCGGTTATTGTTGGAATTGCTGGCGGTGTTTTAGGGGTTGTTGGAATGTATGTTATTCCAGACTTTCCGGCAAATGATGTGCTTAATGCAATTGCAGTCGGTATCGTTAGTGGTCTTGCCAGTACAGGAGTACATCAAGCATGGTCACAAAATAAAAAGTAGGTGTTTATTTTGAGAACACTACGAAAAAATAAGCAAACAATATATTACGCAAATCAAACAGGACTTGTTCCGATATACGAAAAAGATGAAAACGGCGATATAAAATACATAGAAATTGACGGCGTAAAAACGCCTGTAGAAACTGGTAATTACGAAATGTCATATGGAAAAGCTGTTGATGTATCTGGGAATATAACAATGTCTGGGGATGAATCAAGCGAAACCGAATACGGTATTGATTCATCGGGTTATGATGCCGTATTGATTCTTGATAAAGGCGAAGCGGACATATCGGAAACAAGTGTTGTGTGGTTTGAAAACAATGTCAGATATAAAGACACGGAAAATCAGAGTGCAGACCCAAATTCAGCAGACTATAAGGTGCTTAAAAAGGTGCCAAGTCTAAATGGGTTGAAATATATACTCGGAAAGCGCGTGTAGTCGTTATATGGCGAAGAAAAGATTTAAAGTGGATATTTTATCGCCGTCAAGTGTAGCACAGCTTAAAAACAAATTAACGCAGTATAAAAACAGCTTGTCGTATAAAGCAAGTGAATTGGCAAGATTGCTGGCGGAAGCTGGTGTTCCGGTTGCGAGAATGAATGTTGCTGAATTGGATGCAATATTCACGGGCGAGCTGATAAGCAGTATTCATAGTGCATACGTTTCGTCCAAAAAATTCGGTGCTGTTTTTTGTATTGTTACAGATTCCGAACACGCTGTGTATGTGGAGTTTGGTGCCGGTATAGTGGGGCGTAGCAGTCCATATCCGTATCCGTTTCCTCCGGGAGTCAAATGGGATTATGCGAGCGGTCAAACGATAAGACAGCTTGCAGACGGACGATATGGATGGTTTTACGAAAGAGATGGACTGGTTTATTTCACAGAAGGTATGCCGAGTAGACCATTTATGTATGAAACCGCATTAGATTTGGTTGCGTTGGTTCCTGAGATTGCCAAGGGGGTATTTAAGTAATGTGGATAAGTGATATACCGTCAATTGTTTTTACTCGAATAAAGACAATTGCCACAGAAAGATTGAAAACTAAATATCCCGATTTGTTTTTTTCTACTGAACAGAGCTTACCTAAAGAACCGCAGTTTCCGACTGTATTGGTGAAACGTATGCAAGGCGGAGAAGCGGGACAAACACTTGAAGGTACAGAAATAAATGCAATATTATCCACATTTCAGATTGAAATATTTGACAATGTAAGCGAACGCCACGCACAGGAAGTGGCGGATGTTGTTTGCGAAATAATGAAAAGCATGAGATACGAAATGATCGGTGAACCGTTCCCAGATAATTCCGATGATGAAGTATTCAGAAATATATCAAGGTACCGCCGAATAGTTGGCGGTAATGATGTGTTGTAAAGAGCAGAAATGCTCTTATTTTTTTACGATTTTTTATGGAGGTATAAAGTTATGGCATTAGCTGGTGTTAGTACATTAGGTATTACATTTGGTTACGGTGTAGAAACTACAAGCGGTGAAAAGCCATCGTCATTTACAAAATTAAACAGAATTAATTCAATTGGCGGAATTACGGCAGAGCCGGAAACAATTGATTCTTCAGCTATTGAAGATTTGGTTGAAAGAACTGTAGCTGGTAGAGCATCTACAGGTGGTTCATTCCCTGTTTCTGTGAATTTCACGCCGGAAACATTGGTTGAGTGGGAAAACCTTATTGCTGCATATAAGACAGCACAGGAAGGTCAAAAGCGCATGTGGTTCCAGACAATTATTCCTGGTTTTGATAAGTCATTTTTTGTTGTAGCGCAGCCACCACAGGCAATTCCGCAGCCGGAAATCGGTCAGAATGAATTGTTAGTGGTAGAGTTTCCTCTTAGTATTGAGGAACTTGTCGGAATGGAAGCAAAAGTAGCGTTCACAGCGTAATCAAAAATATGTGTATAAAAGAGAGCCATCCTACGGGGTGGCTCCTTTCCACAATAAAGTGGAGGAAAGGATTAGATTATGAAGACATTTACAATTAACGGAAAAGAATACAAGATTAAATTTGGTTACAACAGTTTTTGTGACACGGATTTGATGGAAAGAACAAATGATTTGATGCGACTGTTCAATGCGTCAAATGTGGAAGATGATAATGATATTTCAGGTATAGGAAAAATCAAAGATTTGTTTACATGTGTAAGAGAACTTCTTTTTGTAGGGTTCAAGAAATACAATCCGGTAGAAGATTTACAAGCTGTTGGTGATATTCTTGACGATTATCGAGATGAAGAAACAGAAGAAAAACGAGGTCTTTTTGAGTTGTTTGTTATGCTCACGGAGGAATTAATGAGCGAGGGTTTTTTAGCAGACCTTCTGACGGCGATGGAGGAAGAACCGAAGAAAGAGCCGAAGAAACCACAGGATCACAAAAAACCACAGAAGTAAAAAGTTTTTCTGACACAGTATATGATGATGTGTTGCCGTACTATATTTCAATGGGCGTTTCCAAAACCGAGATATTAGATAGTTGCCCGAAAGAATTATGGCCATATGAAAAAGCACATATCAGAAGAATAAAGGAAACAAATGGTTTAATGCATATACAGGGACAATATTTTGCTGAAGCTATCATGTCTACGGTATGTAACCAGCTAGGCGGAAAGACAAGTAAAAAGCATGAATACCCTAAGAAACCATACAACATAGATTCAAAGAATGAATTATCGGAAGACGAATTACAAAAACAGCGTGAAGCATTTGTGGCTGGTCTTATGGTAATGAAATCTAATTTTGAGTTAGAGCATCCGAAGAAATAGAGGTGTGGATTATGAATGCAACAGAAAAAAGAAAAAAAGTAAGAGATTACATCTTTTCCCGTGAAGGAAAAAACAAGTATACACAATCGAGCAAGCGAACACAAGTAGATAATGGATGGTCTGATTGTAGTTCCTTACAACAGAGAGCATACAAGGAAGTAGGTATTGATATTGGTTCCTACACTGGTGCTCAGATTGGAAAAGGAACATGGGTCCAGTTGGGCGGTACGTTGCCGGATGAATCACAGATGCAGATTGGTGATGAATTGTTTTTCGCTACCAATTACGATAACGGCAGACCGCATAGAGTTGGTCACATTGAGATGTATGTTGGAAATGGACAGATTTCCGGTCATGGTTCTGGTGTGGGTCCTACAAGAAAGAATATGATTGATTATTGCAAACAGAGAAATGCATCCGGTAAGCCGTTTATCGGTGTAAAACGGTATATTAAAAATGATGGTTCTGAAAAAGAATTTATTACTGATATTGGAAATAACAACGTAGAAGATAGCGTTATGTTTGTTGCGGAATGTACCGGAGATGATGTAAACGTAAGAAAAGGACCGTCTACAGGATATGCGAATATTACAGGTTATCCAAAGTTGAATAAGGGTAATGAATTTGAAGTGCTTGAAAGAGTAGGTTCATGGTACAAAATCAGAATTGCATATAAGCATGTTGGGTATATCCATCAGGATTATGTAAAAAGAAAAGAAGAAGTTGCTGTTGAAAAACCAGTACAATCAAGTGGTACCACATTAAACAGAGAGCCTAAATGGGTCGGAAAAGTTACAGCAGATTTATTGAATGTCCGTACATGGGCTGGTGCTGAGAATGAAAAGATTAAATCATGGCCACAGCTTGGCAGAGATAATCTTATTGATGTCTGTGACACTGTAAAAGCGTCAAATGGCGATGATTGGTATTATATCCGAATTGACGGTAGGGTATACGGTTTTGTTAGCGCAAAATACGTTAAAAGAGTTTAAAATATTTTAGGGATGGCAAGGGTCAAATCTTGCCATCTTTTTTCAAAGAGATACCAAAAATTTATAAGTCGAAAAGTGAGAGGTGACACTGAGTAGGCTTGTTTGGTATCTCTATTTTTTTATATGCGAGGTGAGAAAGTGTCAGTCGTAGATAGTTTAGAGATTCAAATATCGGCACAAGCTAGGACCGCATCAGCTTCTCTTGATGCTCTTAATTCAAAACTTGATAGATTGAGTTCAAATTTATCTAGAGCCAGCAATTCTGGGATTCCGTCATTGGCGCATGGAGTAAGCGGTCTTGCCAACTCAATGATGAATATGAAAAATGTAAATGCTGCCGATTTTACTCGTCTTGCAAAGAACATGGAAAGACTGACATCTATTGACACATCGAAAATAAGGGGTCTTTCCGTTGCGTTTAGTGGAATGGCAAAGTCTCTATCCGGGATGGCATCCGTTCCGATCAGCGACAACGCAACTAAAATAAGCCAGCTTGCAAAAGGAATAGCGCAGTTGGGTTACAAAAGCTCTACACAAGCAATCAAAAATATACCTCTGCTTGCAAGTGCCATGGAAGACTTAATTAACAGAATGTCAAGACTTCCGCAAGTATCAAAAAACCTTATTTTGTTTACTAATGCCTTGGCCAAGTTGTCAAGGACAGGTGCTTCCAGTGGGAAAGCAGCAACATCTATCAGTAAGTCGCTTGATTCATTTTCAAATTCAACTGTAAGGGCACGAAAAAATACGTTTAGCCTTGCAGCTGCTATTGGTAAAGTATATGCCACATATTGGATGTTGTTTAGGGCATTTAGAATTTTAAAAAAAGCAATCGACATATCGAGTAACTTGACGGAAGTTCAGAACATAGTAGATGTTACGTTTGGA